AGCTACGTCGGATACTTTTTATCCTGATTGGTCTCAGGTCACTTCTGCTGGCACTGTAAGCATTCAAGGTGGTGTCGCTAGAGATGTAACTATAGCGATTAACACTACTCTTAACGCAGGATTGTGGTGGCTTCTTGCAGGAATGCAATCTCCAACATCCAAAACCGGCACAAATCCTCAGTTTACAGCCACTACATCGTATCTTCCGGGTTCTATGCCAATATCTTATAGCAGTAATGCTCCGGTAATTGTCAGAGGGCAACGTTCTGCGGATGCGATTATCTCTACTTCGACAACAACGTTTATAACAGGTTTATCAGCCCCTAATTATATGAGAATTGGTATGAAAGTGAGTTCATTCTGATGTCAATCAATCAAATAAAATATGGTATTGGCGGCTATGATCCAGATCATCCAAATCAAAATATAATTGAAGTCATTGTTGATAACAATGATGGAACAGCTGTTCGTACTTTGTATAATGATGATGGTTCTGTCAAGTCAGTAATAAATATGACAGATGTTCCAGTTGACCCACCGTTTGAAGCTTTGGATTCAATCGGCTCACTTGCAACACTTCTTGTTGTTGTTGGCACTCTTGATCTAGAAGATGCAGCAAATGCTATTCATGAAGAGCCTGCACATTTAGAGCATGAAGCTTTAGCTTGGAGTGTTGCTTGATGAGATTTCATGTGGTGAGCCTTCCACATACTCAAACAACAAAAGAATTTGTTCACTGCGCGTATACGACTAAAGTTGTCAGATTTGCATCAATGATGCGTTCCCGAGGACACGAAGTTTTTTTGTATTCATCAGATGAGAATGATGCCGAATGCACTGAGCATGTTTCTGTTATTTCAAAAGATTTTCAAAGAAAATTCTTCCAAGCTGATCACACTAAAACTTTTTTTCCAATTGAATGGAATTCAAATCTTCCATATTGGAAAGAAATGAACAATAATGCAGTTAAAGAAATAAAAAGTCGTTTAGAAAAAAACGATTTCATCTGTCTAATCGGCGGGGTGTGTCAAAAAGATATTGCAGATGAATTTAAAGAAAATATTGTTGTTGAGTATGGTGTTGGATATGAAGGCATATTCTCCAACTTCTGTGTTTTTGAATCCTATGCGTGGATGCACTATCTTTATGGGAAATTAAATTTTGCCAATGGAAGATATTTTGATTCAGTTATTCCAAACTATTATGATGCAAATGATTTTCCACTATATGAAAATAAAAAAGATTATTTCCTGTATATTGGAAGATTGACTCAACGTAAAGGTTTAGCTGTTGTCAATGATCTATGCAAAAAGCTTGATAAGAAGCTTGTTGTTATTGGTCAAGGTGGCGAAGTTGTTGACGGGAAGCTTGTAGCTGATTATTGTGAACTTGATTGCAACTTTGAGTATGTGGGAGTTGTTACTGATCCAAAGTTGAAAGCTAAATATATTGGTGAAGCTGAAGCTGTTCTTGTTAACACACAGTATATTGGACCGTTTGAAGGTGTCCATGTCGAAGCTGCTATGTGTGGAACTCCAGTGATAACGACTGATTGGGGTGTTTTTTCTGAGTCCGTTGTTCATGGTGTCACTGGTTTTAGGACAAGAACTTTTGGTGAGGTTGTTTGGGCAGCTAAAAATGTTTCAACGTTAGATCCTCGAACTATTAGGGATTATGCTGTCGCGAATTATTCGATGGATAGAGTTGCTGATTTGTATGAGGCATACTTTGAACAGCTTTCAACTTTGACTGGTGATGGTTGGTATTCTGATTGGGATTCTGGCATCGATAAATATTCAAGATATACTAGGGTTTATCCGGGCTGTTGATTTGACGGCTGTAGTACCATGTACGCATGGCACTGATTTGTGTAGATGACATTGAAACGCTTCTCGGTGAAGATCTTGATAGCGATGAACAGTCGGTAATTGAGCTTTACATTAACTTTGCTGTTGGTGAAATTGAAGCTTGGCTTGGTCGTCCAATAAGTGTTCAAAGCTTTGAAGAAGATGTTATCGCTGATGCTGATGGTCGCGTCTACCTTTCAAACACCCCCGTAATAGCCGTCACAGCCATTACAGTGGACGGAGAAGCAAAAGAAGACGACTTCTATACTGTAACCCCTTGGGGCCTTGAAAACGTCTACTATCGCACTAGGGGCGGTGTGGTGGACTACTGGGAATTAGGTGACCCACAAAGAGTTATTGATGAATTCTACGAACCTGAAATAGTCGTTGAATATACAGCTGGACTAGATACCCCAGAGGCAGTTAACTCCGTCATTGCTGCTGGGGTTATCAGAAAATGGAATGAAAGAAAAGCTCAACTGGCTAAAGCTGCTGGCGGCGCAGAAAACATTGAGCAAATCAAAGTGGAAGACTACATGATCAAATATGAGAATTCTTCCAACTTTCAAACATCATCATATGTTGCGAATGCAAACCCTATGACAATATTTAGACATGATGTTGATTTCAATTCCATTAAAAGATTTAGAAAAAGAAGTATCGGATAATGCAATTTAGAGTATATGGTTCAAGTGGACAAGAAAAAGAAACAATTATTGAATTCTTGAATCAGGTTGACAGTCAGTCCCTTTCAGAAGAGGTTGCTAATTCAATGAGTTGGGGTGATGGTGACCCTATTATGCTTGCTATTGAAATTCTGAAAAAGAAGGTTTCCGAATGGTAAACATAGACAGAATCCCCGGAGTTGCTCTTATTGAAGCACAAATGATTGACACCTGTATTATAAGAAGAGATAACATGGGTGTATATGACGATGTTTTAAATGAAGCAACCGGCTTGCTGGAGAAACCAGATAACGATATCGACAGCACCATTTATACCGGCAAGTGTTTAATTGCTCTAGTTGACAAAGGTGACAAAGAAACACCTATCGCTGACATGCCTAAAGAGATTGATTATCACAAAGTTCTAGTTCCACAGGATAGTTCTACTTCTAATGTAAGGATTGGGGACATTATCACTATTGTGAATAGTCTTCATGATCCAAGTTTGGATGGCAAAGAGTTTAGAATCTCTAAAACTACTGCTGCTACACATCCTGTTTATCGTAGGTTTATGGCTGAAGAAATTATCGATTCTATTGGAACAAACAATCCGGCTGCATCATGATTACTTACTCCATTACTACTGACGCAGAAAAAACTGCTGACTATTTTGAGAAACTCTATACGGTTACACCGGCTAGAGTTAGTTCAACAATGCTTTCTCAAAGCAGACAACTTCAGGGCCTTATTAAGACTTTAGCTCCTTATCGTACTGGCAGATTAAGAAATTCTTTTGTTATGTCTCAATATATTTCAGGCTTTGATTATACTCACGTTGAGATTTCTTCAGATCTTGATTATGCTTATTTGGTAGAATATGGTTCCGCTAATAGGGTTCCTAGACCATATTTTCGCCCTGCCGTTAATCAGTTTGAACCAATTTTTATTGCCGCTTTGAGAGCTTGTCTTTTTAAGGATTGATGCTGGTATGAATGTTCCAAAGCGCAGGAAGGTTATTGAGGCCATCATCAAACTTATTGAGGATAAATCTGATCGTCGTGTTGGTGTTGCTACCGCTCCGGTCGATGTAAATAGCAATCAAGCAGAATTACCTTACGCTACTATTTATCCGATTGATGGATCACCTTTTTCTGGCCCACCTCTTTGTGGACCTCAGGAGGATGTTCGTTTTGATTTTCAGATAAATTCTTTTGGCAAGAGGTTCGATCAAGCCGAATGGTTAGCAGACTTGATTCGTGAGATTATCATTGGACGCGACGAAAACGGTGATCTCATCAACAAAATACAAGTAGATGGCCTCTACATTTTAAATCAAGAAGTTGTTGGCTCTACGGGTAAACTAGACAATGTAGGCCAGATCTGGATGGTAGAAGAAACCTTCGGTTTCTATGTAACCAGCCGTTAGATCTGAATTTCGACCCTCAGGAGGGGGCATAAATGTCTAGATATTTCCGTCGTGGCACAACAAAGATTTACTTCGTGTCCACTATTGTTAACGTGGCTTCTCCGACTGTAGCTGAGTTTTCCGGTGCAACCGAACTCACCTGTAGCGTAGCTGAAGTTAGTGGCTTCTCATTCCAGAACAACCCTATTGACGTTCCCGACATGTGTGAAGAGTTCGTTAAAAAGATTCCGGGCGAGGACACCGCTGACGATTCTGAGATGACGTTCTACGAAGATAACGTTTCTAACCCGCTTCTTGTCACCCTATCAAAGGGTACTGAGGGTTATATTGTCTTCTTCCCATATGGCACTGGTGGGGCTTCGCCAATTTCAGGTGATGACTGCGAGGTTTGGCCGGTTTCTGTCGCTAAAACCACTCGCGAGTGGAGTGCTGGTAACGATCCGGCACGCTTTATGACGACATTCACTATTACCGGAGTTCCAGCTACTTACTCTGAAGTCAAGCCGTAACTGTTATTGTTTCTGGTTTAGGGGGAGGGTTTCACAACCCTCTCCCTAAACGCGTCATGTATAATAAATTTAAGTAAATTTAGGAGAAAACTAATGGGAAAGACATACGCTGACATCAAGAAGCGCAAGAAGCCTGTCGTAAAGAAGGTTATTATCGCTCTTGATGGTGAAAAAGCCGATGAGTACAATGAGGCTAGGAGTCGTTATGAGGAGCTTTCTGAGCATCTAAAAGATGACCCTAGGAACTCTATTCTTAAAGCAGATACAGCTGCTGCCAAGGAAAGCTTAGACAGCCTTAAAGAAGAAATTGATGGAGAATACATTGAATTTATCTTCAGGTCCGTTGGGCGTCGTCGGTACGAAGAAATTTTTGAAGAGTGCCCTCCAACTGCAAAGCAAAAGCAGGATGCTGTAAAAGCTGGCGAAGATGAGCCACAGTGGAATCCGGAGACTTTCCCACCAGCAATTATTGCTGCTTCTGTTGTTGAACCAGAGATGACAGAAGAAGATGTGTATGACATGTGGGAGTCAGAGGACTGGAATCAGGCTGAACTAACTTCACTGTTTCTTGCGGCCCTTACGGTTAATGCTGAACGTAAGGTTGTTGATCTGGGAAAAGAATCTGGTCAGACGACCGTCTGAGAGAAGAGTTAGCCTATTGTGTTCCAATAGGTCTTCCCCATTCGCAGTTTCTTTCTTGGCAACCATCTGATCAAGATAAAGCTTTAGCTTATATGAGAGCTAAAGCTGAGGTTTGTGAGATGTGTGGTTCAACTGAGAAAGATTGGATTAATCCAGAGACTGGTAGGATTTTTGATGAACCACCATATACGCCTGTTGGCATTAAATGTCATGGTTGTGCTGAGATAGATCAATATAAAAGCTCTACTTTTGACAATAATTCAACGCCTCCCGGTGTGACCGTTGTGCTCTACCCGAATGATCTTGTTGACCAAGACGGTAGAATTTTAAAGGAACCTATTCCTAAAAACGAACGGAAACATTAATGGCAACCAGAAGAATCAGTGTAGTTATATCTGCTAACACTGGGCAGTATACTGCCGGTCTGAAACAGGCTGCTGCTGCCGCAAGAAAATTTAATCAGTCTGTTTCAACGACTTCAACAACTACAAGGTCTGCTTCTCAGTCTACTCAGCAGCTTGCTGGTTCTATGCATCAGGTTGCCCGTGGTGGTAGTGCTGCGTTAAACTTGTTTGGCCGTTATGGTGCTGCTGTTCGTGCCGGTCAGATGGCTTCGCAACGTGCTGGTGTTTCAACTGGTTTTCTTGGTAAGTCTATTGCTAGCATGAGTGCTATCGCTAAAGAAGCGGTGTTTGCTCTTGCTGGCTTCACTGGTGTTCATGCTGTTATTTCTGTGACAAGAAATTTGTTTAGTTTTGCAACTAAATCTGTTGTTGATTTTGATAAAGCGATGACAGAATCTCTTGCTATTTTGCCTAAAGCCAGTGAAGCAACTAGAAAAGTTCTAGAGGCTCAGGCTATTGCAGTAAGTTCTCAAACAAAGTTTAATCCAGCAGAAGTTGCTGAAGGATATTACTTTTTAATTTCTTCAGGTATGTCTGCTGAACAGTCTTTGAAAGCTGTTGGTGAAGTTGCTTTGTTTGCTCAAGCTGGCGTTCTTGAGCTTGAAAAAGCAACTGAGCTTGCTGTTGATGTTCAAACTGCATTTGGTTTGAGAAGCGATGATGCGGCACAGAATCTAGCTGGTTTAACAAGAGTCATGAATGTGATGACTCAAGCAGCTATTGATTCAAATGCCACCATTGAACAGATTGCTGAAGCGTTTACAAATAAGTTCGCTACTGGTCTTGCTCTTGGAAATAGAACTATTGAAGAGGGTGCTGCGATTCTGGAAGTCTATGCTGCTAGAGGTATTAAGGGTCGGGCTGCTGGTACACAGGCATACATGTTCTTGAGAGACATTCAGAGGGCAGCTATCGAAAATGCTGATGCAGTTAAAGCATATGGAATTGAGGTTTTTGATTCTTCTGGTCGTTTGAATAACCTTGTTGATATTCAGAAGAATTTAAATACTGCATTTTCAAAAATGCCAGCAAAACAAATGAGAATGGCGTTAAAAGAACTTGGCCTTCCGGATAGATCTGTAGCAGCCATTCTTCCCCTGATTGCAACTGCACCAGAAGAGGTTGAAAAATATTTCGATGGAGTTTCAAAGGCTTCTGGTGCTTATGCTGATGTTGCTGCTAGACAGATGGAATCTATTGCTAATTCTATTCAAAATTTGAAAAATAAAGCTGCCGGTGTATTTATTGATCTAGGTGAAAGTGGATTAAATGAATTTTTTAAAATTGTAGATGCTTTAAAAAAGCCTGTAACAGATTTGGTTACACAAGTTGTTAGATTCGGTGAAGAAGTAGCACTGCCAGCTTTAAAACCTGTTGCCGCTCTTTTAGGTGGAACATTTATTGGGACAATTAAACTTCTTGCAACTGTTCTTGGTGGCCTTGTAAATCTTCTTAATAAGGTTGGACCAGTTCTTCAGCCATTGATTGTTTTATTTGCTTTATTAAAAACGGGTCAGTTTTTAATCAAAGGATTTGGTGGGGCGATATTAGGTGCAGCTGAAGCATTTAAAGTAATGGCTGCTATGACTCAGCAGGCAGCAACATCCAATGCTTTTCTTGGTTCTGTGCAGATGGCTGCCGCTGGCCAGCAAACCTCAATGCTTAGGGCGTTCACTGGAGGAATGCAAGGTGCTGTTACGGCTGGTTTGAATGGAACTGACAGATTAAAAGCAGGATTCTCTGCTGTAACGCAGTCAGCTGCTGGTGCAGGAATAGCCGGATCTGTAGCTATGAGTGGTTTAACCGCGGGAATAACGCTTGGTGTAACTGCGATTACAACTTTTTACATGATGCTTGAACAAACAAAAGCGTCTATAAGAGGTATTGCTCAAGAACGCATTGGTGAAATCGGAGAAGGATTTGATACTACAACAATTGCTGGAATAGATCAATATAACGCAGCTTTGCAAGACTATGTGCAGATATCGTCTGGGATATTTGGCATGCAAAAAGAGCAAGGTGGATTAGGGGGATTTTTAGCTGGTGCAGCTGATTTCTTTGGGCTTGGCAATGAGAACGTACAAGAAGAAGTACAAAGATCCATTGATGCCAACAATAAGGCAAAAAATAACATTGAACAAAATGTTATTGAATTGTCAAAAACAACAGGAATGAGTGCTGATGAAATTAAAGCAAATGCTGAAAAAATGGGCATGGACCTTACCTTAGATAAAGAAAGTCAAAAAGCTCAACAGACTAGAGATGAGTTTATTGCAAGATATGATGACATAGGGTCAGCTGCACTTAATATGGGCTTGACCATGGAAGAAGCTATGGGTATGTCGGAAGACGCTCAGGACGAAATGCTTGAAAATGCAAAAAAATTAAGGGATGGAGTTGTTCAGGCTTTCGCATCGATGATTGATCCGAAGCAAATAGTTAGTGATATTAATGAAGTGAATGAAGCAATTGCGGGAGCTAGTGGCGCTAGCTTTTCTTCAGTTTTCTCTGATCTGAATCAGAAACTTAAAGATGATGCAAGCAAGTCCGCTGAAGCTCAAGCTGAAGCTTACAACAAAACTATAGAAGAAAAAATTACCAGTTTAGAAGAAGCGAAAGACAAGGTAAAAAATACAAAAAGCAAGGTTGGCAAACAAAGGATTG